AAATTAAGTCCTGCTTCCACGAATCAGAGTTTTTTTCAAATCCGCCTGGAGGTCCAAAGGCGAGGTGTAAGTCCTGATAACGAGGATGGGTGAGTCTGTTCTTTATGGAGAGCAGGAACTTTTGCGCCATAGCCTGTGTCTTGGATACAACCAAGATACGGATGTTTGGGTTACGGCAAATCTGGTATAGAGCATAGTTGACTGTAATAGTCGTAGACTTAGCATGCTCAGGCGGTGTATTGATAATAATTAAATCAGGGTCGCCAGGCTCATATATGATGCTAGGGTGTACTTCGGAGGGGGTGGTACCCTCCAATAAATCAATCCAGTGCTTTTGATGGGTAAAGACTTCTACCCCTAGGTACTTAGATGAAAATTCTGTAAACGATGGCAGTTCGGTGGTTGATTGACCTATCTCGCCACGGGCGGTCATAGACCGCACCTTGTCTACCTGGAGTGAGAAGGAGGGGTCCGTCTTTCGGTAGTACTCATAAGTTTTGATAGAGCGCCCCACGGCATCCATAGCCTTTTGTGTGGAGTAGCCTTCCATTAAAAATTCAATAATCTGCTTCTTTATGGCATCCGACTTATGGGATGCAGCAGTAGTTCTTTTTCTTTCCATAGGCAGTGTAGCGAATCCGCTATATGTTAGATTCGCAGCATTTCCTTTCCTAACCGTAGGCTGGAGCCCTAAGGCGGAAGCCGTAGGTTAGGGCATTAACTAGGGGGGAGCCTTAGGCTCCCTATGCACTAAGCAGTAGGGCGTAATATGTAAAGCCCTACACTATAGTATTAGGTGTCCGAAGGACACTTTTTGGACATCTTTTTCTAATATATTTTTTGTTGCCTATGCCACTGCGCCAAAAGCGCAGGTCAGCGCCACATTACGACCCCTATCAAAGTTATGTGGGTAGATACACATACATACATACACACACATATTTAAAACCCTGGGGTCGCTGACCCCGCAAAGTCTCCACTATTTACAAGGATGCAAAGCCCTTGCCCCGCTTTTTTGCGCTGCACTAGGGATAAAGCAAAGCGAGCACGCATGCATGCGACAACTACACACGCTCGCCTAAATCGGGGGGGGCATCGGGGAAGAATCGGCACGCCTTGCCTTGTGCTCGTCTCACATATTGAGACACGCTCACCATGCGGGGGGAGTGTGACCTTGCTCACATCCCACGCTCAACATCGGCAATGTGACAGGCATCACATCAAAAATCGTAGGTATTGGCGGGGGGCTCGTGTATCTTCTGACTTAAGCCAACAACGGCGATAAGACAGGAGAAAGAAATGACACAAGCAACACAAGCAAAGACAGGCAAGGCATCAAAGGCGGAGGCACTTTCAACAATTACCCGAGCCCTTGAATCTGCTCATGAAATCATCAAAGCAGAAACAGGCGCCCCTCGTGCCACTCTTTTGGTTACTCGTGACCTTAAGGGCAGAAAAGGACACTTCACCCCTTTCACACCATGGAACAACGGCGGAGAATCTTTCAACGAAATTGCTTTCAATTTGGAGCATTTCACAACACCCGAGGAATTACTCTCAACCTTGTTGCATGAGGTGGCTCACTCTTTGAATCATGCCAATGGAATTGAAGATTGCTCATCCAACCAATACCACAATGCCAAATTCAAAACACAAGCCGAGGCGTTAGGTCTTAAGACCGAGCAAACCAAAAAGGGATACAGCGCAACAACTCTCACCGAGTTAGGCGCTAAGCGATGGAAGAAAGCCCTCACCATCCTTGCCAATGCCTTTGACCTTGTTGCACTAGGTGGCGAGCAGGCAAAGCCTAAGGGCAGAAACACCAACCTAATCAAAGCACAATGCGATTGTGAGAACACCATCCGCTTAAGCCGAACAGTCTTAGAAATCGGTGTGACATGCAACGCATGCGATGAGATTTACAAGGAGGCTTAGGACTTAAGACACAAGACAGCCCCCGCCGAAAGGGTACGGATTCAAAATCCAACGGGGGCACGAACTCTAAACCTAAAGTTTAGGGTTAGGTGTGACAGACATCACATCGGAAATGGTAGGAATTTACCGCCGATGCTGGGAGAATCAGACCAAGCAAGAAACCAAGCGGGAAAGTTTCCCGTTAGGTCTTAAGACAGGAGAACAGATGAACACAGCACCAACAGCACGAGAGCAATTTGTCACCGATTACCTACTGGTAACCGATAACAACCAACTTGCCTACACTTTGCACATGCAATTAGCAGAGGGCAAAAGCGTTTCAAAGATGTCGGATAAATTGAAAGAGGACTACGAGAACGCAATTAGCGAGACAGTAGCAAACCTTAAGAAGATGCAAGGCGGGGTTCAATCCTCAGTTATTGCCGACCTTATGGCTCAGTTACTTCTAGGCTGGGGCACAGATGTATTTGATGACATTGCCCGCCATTACATCGGACTTAAGACAGAATCAGAGGTGGCATAAATGGATGCACGCTACGCAATGGCAGATGCTTACAAGGCACTACGCCGAGCAGGTATAGAAGCCACAGAATTTGAGGCAGAGATTAACAACTGCCAAGGGTCGGAGGATGCCTACCGCATCGCTCTAAAATGGATTGGAATTGCCAAGGTCGGACTTAAGACAGAGGAGGTGACAGCATGAAGATTACTTTCAACCTTTACAGCGGAAGCGGTTTTGAATCTAAGAACACACTAAGCGCAGAAGATTTTGCAGAGTTTCGCAAACTAGCCGAGACTCTTAAACAATCAGTAAGAATTGTGAGTGTGTCTTAAGACAGAATAAAAAATGTGACGAAAGTCACAGCCCTAAATGCTTGACGAGCACGAGGTGAGCAAGGCACCATTAGGGCACTGGTAACAATCCCGTTACCTACAAGCACAGGAGACAAAGCACATGAAGAAAGCAGAACTCAAGAAGGGCGTTGCTTACTATGCAACCTCTCAGAATAACGGCATGACAACTTACACAGAGTCATTGTTTAAGACACATACACAGCACAGTCGCAATCGTTTCTATGTAATCTTTGATACAGACGGACAGCCAAAGACTTCATACCGAAGCGCAAGTGTGATTTACATGACCAACTGCCCGACCTATGGACATGATTGCTTAAGACATAAAAAGGAAGATTCAACGGTCATCAACTGTTACCGCACAGACTTCCGACTCATGGACATACGAGATGAATACTGGTCAGTAATAAAGCGCATGCATGAGGCACGCAAGGCGCAACCAACTAAGGACATTAGAGCCGAACGACTACGCCGTATCGCTAAGCGCAATCAGGAATCACAAGAGAAGCCAATCAAGGAAGAATTCTATCGTGTCTTAAGTCAGATTACCGATAGTTACTGCACCTCTTATGACCGCCTTGGTGGATTCACACCTGAGCAAATGCAAAAGATAACCGATGTAATCAAGGCAAGCATGCCATCAGTCATGGCGGTGGCATCATGACCGAGACAATCTGCGGAGACTGCCTTATCCCCCTATCAACCTGCTCACACGCTAAGGAGTACAAACGATGAAACTAACACGCCGAGGCTGGATAGTTCTAGTAATTATTCCCGCAATCATAGCCCTAATCGGATTCCAATATGTCTTAAGTCAGATTTGGTGGGTCGGTGACGGCTACTGCTGGGGTGATATGTGGACATGCAACAAGGATGGATTGAAGTGACCAACATCACATCAAATATCTTTGACTATTTACCAACCAACCTATTAGATATAACTACCAACTAGACAGGAGAATCAAGATGGAACTAACAGCACAAGAAATTGAGTGGGTACTTTACTCAGTCAATAAAACAATCAACGACAACGGCGGGATGTGGGATAACACACTCACCGACAGCATCAAAGCAAAACTTAATCAACAACTAAACACTTGCCCTTTCTGTGGTGTATCGCCAACCGATGGATGCCCAACATGTAAACAAGCAGGTCGTCTTAAGACAGGAGATAACTAACATGGCACTACCCGAACACACACTTGAAGCACTAACCAACGGGCACAACAACATGGAGTTCAACGAAGATGGACACATGACTAGCGCACACGGGTCAGGTGTGGATTTATATGTCCTCATCTCACTCATTGGCTGGATTAAGTTAGAACTTAAGACAGGTATGAAGATGACCCGTCATGGGAGCACACTTAAGAAAGCAAACGAAATGCTGGGCACTAACTACAAGCGTAAGCAACAAGCGCTTGACCACCTTGAAGCATTGCTATCAGTGCTTAAGACAGAAGATGCATCGTGACTTATGGTTGCGGTGCATATACCTGTGTTACTTGCTACCCGTTTACATATCGCTGTGAACATGGCAAAGATTACGATAAGCCAATACCCCATGGCGAACTTGTGCCTGATTGTGAGTGTGAATAATGAATAGCATCGAACGCAAAGTAATACAACAACGCATTAAGCGTGCAAGAGAACAACGCAACGCCACTATCAACAACGAGGACTTTGATTACTGGCATGCATTGTATGAACATTACATATCATTACTTAAGACAGGAGAAAACAAATGAGTGAGCCACGCTACTTACAAGGTGACGACTACGCCCTTGGTATTAACCAAGAGTGTGACACATGCGAGAAGATAGACTGCGGGTGCGGAGAGCCTGACCCCGACAGATTGCACGATGAGATGGGAGAAATGTAATATGGCAATACATGAAGTGGAACTAAAAGGCATAGAAGTAGGAGCATTACTTAAGACAGAAACTGCATACGACAAGGACATGAACCTTACCTTTGATGGTCAAGAGATACGAGTTATCCTGCATTGGGATGACCACGATGGCTTTGAGATTCAATGGCTTGACCTTGAAGGCAGATGGATTAGTGCACCATGGTGGGCTGATAAGATTGAAGAAGATGGAGAGATGTCCGTTGGATATTTCCTTGATTCATTAGAAGCACACACTAAGAAGGAGATGCCATGACTATTCTTATGCAATGTTTAGGGTGTGGCACAGTTGTAACTAACCCGAGAACAATGAATTATATGTACGAGAAGTGTGACTTCTGTACTGATAAACAAAAAGAGATGGAAGAAAGAGCGATAGATTCTTACTTACATGCCGAAGCCGAGAGAAAATTGGAACAAGATGCTCAATGACTTAAGACAGATACACCCACACGCACGACTGTGGATTTTAACTGCTTCAATCTTAGGACTCATCTTAGTTCTTAAGACACCACCAGTATTCATTGAGCCACCACATGGCAAGGTGGTTGCGTATTATCAGAACGATTACCAACGCTACGCTGTGGATAAACTAATAGAAAGAAATCAACTTGAACAATACTCATGCCTCTATGAATTGTGGATACAAGAGAGCAACTGGCGACCAAAAGCGTTAAATAAATCAAGCGGTGCGTTAGGTATAGCACAACTCATGCCTGATACTTGGGTAAATATAAATATAAAACCAACACTTAATGGATATAGACAGGTTGATGCAGGGCTTGCTTATATTGAAAGAAAATATGGAAAGACAGGTGGTATATGCCGAGCATACGCTCATCATTTGGCAAAAAACTGGTACTGATATGGAGATTAAATTCTTTCGTGTCTTAAGCAAGAAACCAGCACGCTCAAGGGGTGAGGGTTACACCGCCATTGAGTTACGCTATGACAGTAAACAATTCAAAGGTGCATCATGCTCAGGTATAGAGACAGACTTCTTCTACCCAGCACAGGATAAGTTTGAGGCTGGCGAAGCCGAGTTACTCAAGCGTATCTGTGTTGAGTGCCCAGTCATGGAAGCCTGCCTTGAGTGGGGCATAGTGATGGAAAGGTATGGGATATGGGGGGGTACGACACCCTTTGAAAGGTTTGGTATACGCAAGAGACTCAACATCATTGCCTCTGACCCTCAACACAACTCATGATATGATTGTTTGGCACACCAGCCCTTGCGAGGGGGAAGCGTAGCGGTTGGTGTGCATAGAAAAGCCCATCAGATTCTCTCCTGTCTCTGGTGGGCTTCTTTATGTATTAAGACCTAACTCTTTAGCCAACATAAATACTTCATCACTTAAGTCATCAAGAGTTCCATCGTTATAGATAACATAACTAAACATATAGTTATCCATAGCATGTTCAGATGTGTGATGATTAACTGCGGTGTTATTCCTGCGGTTGATACGCCACACAGTACCGCCAAGTTTCTTTATTGCATCAGCCTCATTAGGAAAACGCACATCACTAATAACAACACGGTCACCCTGTCTTAAGTCAGATAGTGACATCTTAATCCACACATCATTGCCAATCATCTTGCGACCAAAATCAGTACCTAATACCTGCAATAGACGGCGAACCTCAGGGTTTTTCTTTGCTATATCCCAACCATATTCATCTACTAAATCTGCAACACGAGTGATGCTATCTAATCTAGGGTTGATAATTTGTAATGCATGTCGCATCGGGTCAGCAAATGCTCGGCGTTCGTAATCGTAATTAAGACACAACAAGTTAGCGGTTGCATCTTTACCTGACTGTGCGTACCCACTCAAACCTATAATCATCGGCAACTCCAGCAGTAATAAGGTGTTCTTACTAATGATTCATCTACATGAAATTCTTTAGCGCAATGAAAACATTTAACATCTATTTTATTCTCACTCATTTCTTTATGTATCCAATCTGTTTGCGTTTGTACCAAATTATTTTATCACCTGCTACATAGATGTAGTATCCAATATCGTTTAAACATATACCAATATAATACAATGGCAGTCCTATTAAGTTCCATGGTTTCATGCGTTGGTACTTGGGTCTAATCATTATCAGGTTTCCTATATCTACGATTGTTCCATTGAGGTTGTTCGCCACCAACACGCTCTTGTAACTTGGTAAGTGCACGAGATACACGCTTACGGATAGCCTCATCGCTAATGGAATACTCAATAGCAAGTGCATCTATATCAGTGCCACCCTCTGCAAACCTACGCTCTAATAAAATTTTATCTTGTTCAGGTAGTTTACTAAGAGCAAAAGATACATCACTCAACATAGCCTCACGATTCATACCTTCACTTGGTTTACTTGTCTTACTAACAAACTCACCTTCGGGATTGTGTGCTATAGATTCAACCCAATGCTCATAGTTCCATACATCTTTAAGTAACTCTTGCAAGATTTCATGTGTGTAATAGAAAGCATCTGATGGTATGGACTTAGCACGATGTGCTCTTTCTCTAGCAGCATACTTCTGTGATTCATTATTAAAAGTACGCTTAAGTTTAAAGACAAGAGAATCTTGTGACTCCCACTCCTCTATCTTGTGCCAATGTTCAGCAGCCCAAAGGCTAAGGTGTTGGAATACATCATCTGATGTAATAAGATTGCGATGAATACGAACACATCTGTTAGCCGAGAGACGGGCACATCTGTATACTGTTTCCCAAAGTAATTCTCTCTCGTTACTCATCTCGCATTTTCCTCATTGCTTCTAGTAGATTATCAACTGTGATTAGGTAGCCTTTGCTTCTGTTTGGGGGTATCTCACAGGTTATCTCTCTACCGAAGTGCTCTATCGCATAGTGTACATGAGATGTGGGTACCATAAGGACACCTTTCTCTAATACAAACGCCCAGTATTCAGCCTCAGTTACATACAATCCTGATAGTTCCCATGATTGTGAACGCTGATACCAACACGATATTTCTATGTATACATTGCCAGTTGACCACCACTTACGGTCACGCTTTACTTCTATAGTCTTACCTTCGGTAAGTAAATCCTCTACTAATTTCTCACCAGCCTGTCCATGGCGAAAGTCAAGGTCAAATGATGAGAGGTCAGTCATGTCTTAAACACCAATTCTTCTGCGTAATCCTTCGGCACCCTCTTGTAGGTATACATCATTAACATCTTGACCCTCAGGCATGAACACAGGAAACACATTGTCTAGTTCACGACTTAGATTCTTAGCCATTTCTCTGCCTGCATTGTCACCGTCACATAGAAGAATAACTTTATCCCAATCAGCAAGGACTCGTGAGTAAAAAGGTTTCCAGTTGTTAGCCCCTGGCAATCCAACTGCAGTGAACCCAGCCTGTGTAGCAACCACAGTATCTAACTCACCTTCACATACAATCAGTACATCATCATCTCTATTGAGTGCGTTGATATTAAAGATATGGGTAGTAGCACCTGGTCTTGACATGTACTTGGGTCCTGATGTGTCAACACCTAATGAACGAAAACGAATATCTATAGCACCAGCAGGAGTTAGGTAGGGGATACTAAGTTTTCCGATATAAGGTTCATGCCCCATCTCAGGATTCTTTACGAAGCCGAGGTGAAATGTACGAGCCGTTGTTTCCATTATACCTCGACTCTCCAGATACGGAAGAATCTCCACGATGTTTTGAGCGTAGTTCTCCGTTGCCCTCGCCAGTAATTCTCTCTGCAATTTGCTTAGCCTCATTGAAAGTAACTCCTTCTTTTTTCATAATGATTGAGTACACATCGCCAGCCATGTCACAGCCGAAGCAACGGAACCCACCGTTTTCTGTATTAAGACGGGCAGACTTTACTCTGTCTCCGTGAAAGGCGCACCGTACTGTTACCCAGCCACGCTTGCCTTGAGGTATATCAAATCCGTAATGTTCTAGTACTTTGCCGAGGTCATGTTTAGAGTTTTGCAATAACATCACTGAGCCTCTGCACTACATAGGACTCCTCAATGCCTTTGTTAGAAGCCTTGATGATAACCAATGGTGTTGGTGCTAACTTTAACTTCTTAGCAACACGATAGTTCTCTGACTCTACTTGTGCCTCACGAATCCAACCAGATAAATCTACCTTGCCATCACGCCGTGGTGCCTTGGCTTCAATGACATAAGAATCATTTACTGTCTTAAGAAAGACATCACCTATGTCGTTGCGACCAGCACGAGGTAACCTTTGTGCTTCGTATTCTTCTTCGATAAACCAGTCAGCCAAATCAATTTCAAAGGCTGCTCCTCTGCGTTTATTTGCTTGCTGTTGTGTCGCCATTTGTCTGCCTTTCTGCTGCAGCAGCAGCCTGCCAGTATAGTGCGTAGTAATTCTCATCATAAGCAAAACGCTTCATGTGTTTAACAACTGCACCTGTGTGTGCATACACATCAACACCTGCCTTTTTTAAGTTGCGAAAGAACACAATGTCCTCGCCAATATATTTATCTCCTAGTCCTTCTTTCTCAGCAAACACTGAATAGTCAGGTGAGATAGCACGCAACTTAGGCACAACATTGCGATGCATAAGTGTTAATCCTAAACCAGCACAATCAACT